TCCCACGCCGATGCGCTCAGGGAGCACGGACCGGGGATTAAACGCGCGTTCACGTACAAAGCTTTGAACAAGCTGATCCAAGGGTCAGCTGCGGACATGACAAAACAGTCTATGTTGGCCTTGTACAGAGAGGGGGTGATTCCCCATATACAGATTCATGATGAACTTGATATCTCGGTGGCAAGCTTACAAGAGGCAGAAAAAATTATTGATATTATGGAGCAAGCGGTTGAGTTACAAGTCCCGAACAAAGTAGACTTCGAAAAAGGAGACAGCTGGGGTGACATTAAATAAAGATGATTTAGCTGAAATTACATTAGGTGTGTGTGATGAATGCGCCAGCTATGTCCCGTTTCTAAAAGTATCCAGCAATGAAAAAGATAAGGTTTTCAAGTGCTTAACCTGTGGTCACGAATACAGGCAGCTCATCAACGGCAAAATACAATTCCTACATTTAGACGAAAGTTACAAAGCTCTAGAAAAGTGAGCCGTTCAATTTGGTACAAACAAAAAGGAAAAAACCAGAAAGAACGGCTCACAGAGGTGTTGAGAATATTTCTAAAATAAATTAAAATAAACTATTGTCAAATACTATATTTAGACTATATTGTCCCATAGAACATTATATAATAGTATAGTGTTTTATGAGAAAGAGGTCCTTACTATTCACGTTGCTAGCGTAAACTGTTCAAGATGTGATAATGCGTTTGTTAAATCCTCTTTAGCTGCCCGGCAAGGCATGTCATTCTCTCAAAGAATTTTGGGGTGGGTCAGAACCGTCGGGCGGGTCATAATTGAATAAGGAGAAAAAGATGCCTAACGTAGAAAAATTTAAGTCTGTTTCAGTATCGAAGAATACGCACAATAAGCTTATTGCTTTAGCAAAGAATAGATTTGAAGTTCCTGTAAGTGTACAGAAAGTTATAGAATTTTTATTAGAACAAGAACTAAAAAGTAGAAGGAGAAAGAAGTAAGTGACTGAAAATGTAGCAAGAGCACTAGCGATAAGCGCAATTAGCATGGTTATGATATTTATGTTTGTGTTAGGTTGATCATGAATTTAGTAGGGGATCATCTAGTAGAAGCTATCTGCCCTCGTTGTAAGGGCAACGGCTATATTGTGGTACAAGGTAAACCATACGACTGCGCTCAATGTGATAATCAAATGTTTGTTAAACTACCAGCCAACCAATGCAGGAGAAACATTGAAGGCGGTATAGAACCGAAGTGGATGAAAAGTGGCGAGACTGTATGAAAGATTTACAAAAGGCGATGGCCAAAATTAGAGAAGCGATGAAGAATGCGCCCAATGAAGATATGAAACGCATTTGGAGAAAACACTACGACGCCATCGATAAAAAAATAATAAAAGAGGAGTTGAATGAAAAGTTTTAAGGATTTCAAAAACGACGAAGAGGTTTACGAAGCCGAGAGCAAAGAGATGCAAAACGATCTCATGGACCAGCTCGATCAATCTTTTACGACACACTCACTCACAGAGAGAAAAAGATTGCTTTTGATCTTAAAATTTGTCCTGGAGTGTTACGCTCCAAGCCGTTTGAACAAACACGACGTGGAGGAGCTGCGCAGTGAGCTGGCTGACGATATTGAGTACGGAGAAAGAATACCAACTTATTCAGATGAAACTGGAACTTATCATTGAAAGTTTTATGAAAATAAATAAACTGTATGTCTTCAGATAAAAATATAACAGGTGTGAGACGAAAAATTCCAAACAGGATGCCCAGTGCAACTTTTACTTTACCGATTGACGGTAAAAGAGTCGTTGGGATTATAAACTACACGATCACTGAAACGGGGATCGTGCCCATGGCTTTCTGGGTCAAACTCAAACCGACTGATTCGTATCTGGACCGGGAGCTCAGAGCGAGCGGCAAGTTGATATCCAGATGCTTACAGAACAACGAGTCACTAAAAGATCTCGTTGATACGCTTTCACAAGACAACATCATCGGACAGATGGCAAACTATTTACACAAAAACATGGAAGATATTATTGCGGGCAAACAACCTGACAAAAAGCAAAGAGAGCTGTCAACCGATCCATATGCAATGAAAGAATGAAAGTAGTTAATAAATACATTTACCCAACGAGCACACGAGCTGAGATCGAAGGACTCAGACACTACACCGTGGACGGCGAAGAGAAACCTTTGCCGAGCGTAACAACTATCTTGGGCAAGACACAACCGAAAGAAAAGCAGGAGTCACTAGCAAGATGGCGTGAAAGAATCGGGACGCGCGAAGCCGAAAAAATTACAAGAGACGCAGCGATCCGTGGCACGGCGATGCATAAATACCTCGAAGATCTAATCCAAGGTGAGCGTTCCTTGGATCTATCAGGCATTGGTCTACAAGCACAGAAGATGGCAGAGGTGATCGTGGACCGTGGATTGAACAGGTGTTCAGAGGTCAACGGTATTGAAGCCGTGTTGTATTATCCTGGGTTGTACGCAGGAAGTTGTGATTTGATTGGACAAATAGATGGAAAACTTAGTATTATCGACTTTAAGCAGACCAATAAACCAAAGCGCCGAGAGTGGATTGGAGATTATTTTTTACAAATGGCAGCTTATGGCATGGCTCACGATGCAGTCTACGGCACAGCTATTGAACAAGGTGTCATTATGATGTGTTCAAAGGATTGTATTTATCAGGAGTTTTTGATAGAGGGTGAGGAATACAGGAACGCGAAACACGGATTTTTGAAGAGGTTGGATGAATTCTACAGTTTGGATAATAACAGCGATGCTGTGGTTCCAGGGGATGGAGGAGCCGAGGTATAGTGAGTACAATCTTGAGCAGTTCAAGGGTCGTGGAGCGTGTCTTGACTATATTTTTTGGAACAAAGCTGAGCTGGTTGAGCAACTATATTCTGTTCATGTTGAAGATGAACAAGGCAATGATCTTAAAACATGGGCTTTTTTCTGTGAAGGCAGAAAAATATTCTTGGAAGAGGTTTGACTATAAGTGGAGATTTGACCCCCCACTGTTATTTTTTTTTCATTTTTGCAAATTAGGGCGGTAATGGTAAATTTTAGGTTAAGTGTATGTATTTATTAAATAAACACTCTACCATTCCTGTTTTGTTCTTTGGTAAGTGGTGGTAGAGTATGCTAATTTTTCCCAGTTTTTGTACACTTGTCGTGCGAGGGAAATTTTGTTAATTTTTTTTGGAGTGGTAGACCCAAATCTCCACTAATAGTATAAATAGGTATGACAAAGAAAAAATCAAAACTTTCGGATGCATCCATAGTTCCAGCCAACGGCAGACCTACTGAGGTAAAAGTAGGATACAGAACTATAAAAATAAAATATGTAAATCCAAATTTTATTATGGACGATATGACAGACAGCTATGGTGAATACAGAGCTAGAGAAGGTGTTATTTACATACAAGACTCATTGGTCCCACAAGAACGTTGCAACACCACATGGCATGAAATACTGCATGCGGTGGTATACATAGCTGGTCTTAATCAAGCGAACGGCCCGCTCAAAGAAGACGACGCAGAAGAACTTGTTGTAAATCAAATATCTAACTTTATGATGGGTGTATACAGGGACAACCCGTGGTTGTTGGATATGCTTAAAAAACATTTGAATGAGATCGATAACTGAAGATATCTTGGAGTGGTCGGAGAAGTATTTAGAGCCGAAGAATGAATATCTTGGTAATGTGCCAGTCTGTCCCTACGCTAGGATGGCTAGACTACAAAAAAAATACAGAGTGCTAGAGTGTAAAAACTTTGTAGATTTTCAGGACACAATAATAGAAGGAGCTAAACTAGCCAAAGACCCAGACATACAGATAGTTATTGTTGGGTGTAATGACATAGGGTACGAGCCAGAGGAGCTGGACTCAGTTATAGATATTTTAAATAGAATATTGGTCCCACAAGACATATATCTTATGGGGTCACACCCACACGACGACGAAGAGGATGAGCCCGTGGAGTTTTTAGAAACAGAGGGGTGGCAACCAGACAATGAGTTTATGATGGTGCTCATACAAAAATACGATGAACTAGAAAAAGCTAGTGACAATTTACGAAAGACAGGTTACTATGACAAGTGGCCTTCAGATTATTACGAAGGCACAGTTTTAAAACGTAAATCTTATAGGAGATACAGACATGCCAAAACATAAAATGCCAATGGTAAAAAAAGACGGCAAGATGATCCCCGCTTTCGCAGCCGATGGCAAAGGCAAGATGAAAAGGGGCGGTGCTGTTAAGAAAAAAAGAGTAAAGAAGAAAAAACGCGCTATGAAAAGAGGTGGCGGAATGATGAAACCCAAAATGATGGGTGGAGGCAACGTCATGAAGAAACGAATGAAGCGTGGAGGTCGTGCTAAATAATGACTAAACTTTGCCCCAGAGGGAAAGCAGCTGCTAAAAGAAAATTTAAAGTTTACCCAAGTGCATATGCAAATGCGTACGCATCTAAAATTTGTGCAGGTAAAATTAAAGACCCTTCTGGGGTAAAAAGAAAAGACTTTCGTGGTAAGAAAGCAAAAGGTGGTTTGATCGAAGCTACAAAAAGATTAAAAGCACAAGGTTTAAAAAATGGTGGTCGTGTTGCAAAAGGGTGTGGTGCGATTATGCCAAACAGAAAAAAAATAACAAAGTTCGCATAACATGTCTGGTCACAAAGGACTTGATAAATGGTTCAAACAAGATTGGGTTGATATTGGCTCCAAGAAAAAAGGTGGAGGCTTTGCAAAGTGTGGTCGTTCAAAACAAAAGAAAGACGCTAAAAGAAAATATCCAAAATGTGTGCCAAGAGCAAAAGCTAATCGAATGACAGAGAGTCAAATAAAATCTGCTGTTTCTCGTAAACGATCAAAGGCACAAGGTGTCGGTGGTAAACCAACAAATGTTGCAACATTTAAGAAAAGAAAAAAAGCAGCCATGGGTGGCTATGTCGGTAAAATGATTGACGCAGATTTAGGTGGCGTCAAAGTTTCTAATCCAAGCTATAAAAAATACTACGAAGGTATGATCTAATGGCCGACCCCAAAAAAGGGACAGGTAAAAAACCAAAAGGTTCAGGAAGGAGATTATATACAGATGAAAATCCAAAGGACACTGTACGTATTGCGTTCGCGACTCCGCAAGATGCCAGGAAGACTGTGGCGAAGGTCAAAAAGGTTTCTAAACCGTTTGCTCGCAAAATACAAATCTTAACAGTTGGAGAACAACGTGCTAAAGTTATGGGCAAAAACCAAGTAGTTAATATATTTAAACGAGGTAAAGATGCCATCCGCAAAGCACATAACCGTAAAAGGAAAAAAGTATAAGAAGTCCCCGTTGAAAGACTCTCCCTACAAACGTAGTTTGGTAAAAGGGTTGATGAAAGCCAGAAGAGATGTTAAAACTGCATTAGACAAAAAGAACGCTAAGTCTGAGCGCAACGCACGTAACCGTGTGCAAAAATTCAAAGTATTATTAGGAGAACGCAGTGGCAAGAAAAAGAAGTAATATGCCGCCTAGAACAAAGAAGTATTTCAGGCCCACCAAAGCTGGTGCTGGCATGACAAAAGCTGGTGTTGCAAAGTATAGAAGGGATAACCCAGGATCTAAACTAAAGACAGCAGTTACAGGCAAAGTTAAACCAGGTAGCAAGGCTGCAAAGAGGCGCAAATCTTTTTGTGCTCGTAGTGCAGGGCAAATGAAGAAATTTCCAAAAGCTGCTAAAAATCCTAATTCTAGACTCAGACAGGCTAGGAGAAGGTGGAAGTGTTAAAAAATATTATTATTGCCATAGGAATAACTGTACTTTTTTTGTGGGTATTATCAAGTTTGATGGGACCAGCTCTTGCTGACGTCACTGGTGCAGGTGCCACAACCAACACACAATCAACTACAGGATCATCAGCTACGAACACTGCAATCACTGGTGGCTATCACAGTGAAGCAACAACAAACTATCAATCAGGCTCCTCATCATCTACAACCACAAACAATTCAACTACAAACAATAACAACAGCTACACAGGTGACACTAGAACTGTGCCATCAGCATCAGCTCCAGGTATCTCCGCAATGTCACAAGATCTTTGTACTGTTGGTGTAGGACTAGGTATTCAAAAGCCACTAATTGGCGGCAGCATCGGTATTACCAAGCGTGATATGAACTGTGAAAGAATGAAACTATCTAAATTATTATTTGACTTTAACATGAAAGTTGCAGCTGTATCCATACTCTGTCAAGACAGCAGGGTGTTTTCTGCAATGGCACACGCCGGAACTCCATGCCCATTTAACGGTAAGATTGGTGATGAAGCACTCGACGAATGGAATAAGTATGATCAACAAAGACCAGACTATGAAGAGTATGTATCAGCTCTAAGATACATGGAGAAAGTAGACAATGAAATATTGGAGGATATGGATGCTAAAGAAAAGTATATACTTGATAGCAACGGCGAGCCTACTAACATTCTCCGCCAGTAAAGCAACAGAGGTAATATTAGAAGATACACCTAACGTAGGTGACACTACAACTATCACAACCATTACATCTGGTAATCCTGCAACCACTGGTAATTTAGTATCACAATCTTTTAATGATGGTAGTTGGGTTGGAACTATGTATCCAGACAGCTCCGACATCAACGAGTCAACCTGGTTGACTGGCAAACACGGCAAGTATGCAGAAACAACAATTAATTCTGAGGACCACCTATCTTTAGAAGAGTTACAGTTAGGCTTTACATCTACCTTTGGTGCACAGATACGATGGTGGAATCCTGTCGAGTCAACAG